AAACAACAAGAGTTAATACGAGAGCAAGCAAAGTTCATAGCGGAGAGAAGTAATGGCTGAAGAAACATATAAGCCTTTAAATAAAAAGAAAGATGGCTTAAAAATACTTAAAGTTTTACAGGCTGAATCTAGGGCAGGAGAGTCTGGGGATTTACCTCAAGTTAAAGAAAGGTTACTTCGTAGGTATGGCGCAAAACAAATGTCACAGTACTATAGTTCTCTACCTAAATCAGCCATGCCTGTAGCAGAAGAAGATTACTACGAAGTACCCACTATAGAAAGAATGCGTAAAGCAGGTGATAAACCTGTAAGGTATCAGTGGATATTAAATGAACCTACTCAAGGCAATAACAAAGGTGGCCTAGCCAAGAAAACAAAAGGTTTTAAACAAGGTGGCCTAGCAGGGCAAGGACACAACGACATGCGTAAAAGTGGATTATTCAAATGAGTTTTAAGTTATCATCACGTAGCATAGATAGACTTAATGGCGTTAATGCAGGGCTAATAACTGTAGTTAATACGAGAGCAGAAAAGGCTAATAGATGAAAGAAAACTTTGATAACTGCCTTATCATGTTATTAAAGCATGAGGGAGGTTTTGTAAATCATCCTAAAGACCCCGGTGGTATGACTAATCTAGGTGTTACTAAAGCAGTATACGACAAGTGGATAGGTCGTACATCTACTGAGCAAGATATGCGTAATCTTACCCCTAAAGATGTAGCACCTATATACAAAAAGAATTACTGGGATCGTGTAAAGGGTGATGATTTACCTAGTGGTGTAGATTGGGCTTGCTTTGATTGGGCTGTTAATTCTGGCTCTAAGCGCCCTTCTAAAGCCTTACAACGTTCTGTAGGGGCTAAAGCTGATGGTGCTATTGGGCCTCAAACTTTAGGTATGGTTGAGGCTAAAGACCCTAAAGAAATAGTTAAAGATATGCATAACCAGCGTCAGGCTTTCTACGAGAGACTTAAAACGTTTAAAACTTTTGGTAAAGGTTGGACTCGTAGAAACAAAGAGACACTTGAAACAGCATTAGAAATGATGTAAAAGATTAGGCGTTGAATAATAGTAAAAATACTTATACTATAAGTTGGGGGTGAAGCTAGACGCCAGTGTTTCCCCCATTATTACTTTAAGGAATCACTATGGCTATCCCTGAACGAGTCAAGACTAAGATGAAAGAGGAAGGGTTAACTAAGGTTAATACCCCAAAGAAAACTCCTAGTCACAAAACTAAGTCTCACTGCGTTATGGCTAAGGAAGGGGATACCTATAAATTTATCAGATTTGGGCAGCAGGGCGTTAAAGGTGCGGGTAAAGCCCCCAAGACTGCGAAGGATAAAGCCCGTAAAAAAAGTTACTACGCAAGACATGATGCACAAGGGAAGACAACAAGCAAACTGTCAGCAAAATACTGGTCCCACAAAGTCAAGTGGTAAGATAGATATAAAGGTTTAAGAGGATGGCTAAGAAACTAAAAGACTTAGGTGGAAATAAGTGGGAAAAGTATTCCTCTATTAAATCTGCACAGGAAGCAGGATCAATTTATTATAGTAAAGGCGGCAAAAAAATGGCTGCTGTTTTAAAAGGAGATTTAGGTAAAGGTCAAAGTCTTCGTTCCTTTATGAATGAACAACTTAAAGCCCCCACTAAAAGAAAAACAAAAGTAGAACCAAAAGCTGGTGGTCAAGTAGGTATTGCAGAAAGTGGTAATCCTAAAGTTGGTCCCGGTAATCGTGGTATGAGAGAACCTGAAATTACTGTACGTAAGCTTTCTAAAACACGTGGGGGTCGTGGAGATGGTTCTTATGAAACTATGCGGCGTACTATTGATCGCAGTAAAAACCCAGAAACAGTAGAACAAAAAAGAAAAAAAATTGATGCAAAAGTTACTGCAAGGCAAGAAATAACACGAAGGCAGCAGACTCAAACAAACCTTCCTGCTTCACTACCACCCTCAGTAAAAAAACTAGAAGCTTTTAAAGCAGGTACACTTAAGTTAAATCAAAGATTAGCTTTTAGATTAATTAAAACTTTAAAAGATTATAATGAAAAAAACCCAAAAAATAAAGTTATTATACCTAAAAAATTAATAGACTTAGGAAGAATGTAAAAATAACTGCAATCTACAAAAAAAATAAAAGAAGGAAAATAAAATGTATGGAATGAAACCAAAGAAAAAGAAAACATCAAGCTACAACAAAGGCGGCTCAATGCCTATGGTCATGAAGGCTGGCAAGAAAGTACCAGCTTATGCTGCTGACGGTGTTGGCAAGATGAACAAAGGCGGTATGTCAAATGTTATTGAACCAATGAAACAGACTAACCCAGCTCAAGGTATGATGAAACCCCTAAAGATGGCTATGAATAAAGGTGGTGTTGCTAAAAATAAAGTTATGACTTACAACATGGGTGGCATGGTCAAATCTCAAGTGAATAACCTTAAGAAGAAAAATGCATAACGGGTTTGCAATCTTGTATGTAGCATGATACACTAACTTGTGGTATAACTGTCTCTGGTCAAAAGGAGATATACCATGTTTAAACAATTCATTAAAACACTACAAGATCACCAAATGCGTAGAGTACAATACTGGCAGTTAATTAATATGTCAGACTCTGCTCTTAAAGATATAGGAGTAACACGTGGCGAAATTAAGCAAAAGTTCTACGGTAAAGACTACACCTAAAGCAAAGCCAAGAGGGTATGCTAAAGGTGGTTCAACTGTAAATGCGGCGGGTAATTATACTAAGCCTACTATGCGTAAGTCTCTTGTCGCATCCGTTAAGGCTGGCGGCAAAGGTGGAAAGCCCGGACAGTGGTCGGCTCGTAAAGCTCAAATGGTTGCCAAGCAATACAAAGCAAAAGGTGGAGGATACACGTAATGAAAGTAGAAGCACCTAAAAACTACCATTGGATGAAACAAAAAGATGGTAGTTTAAAACTAATGAAACATGACGGTAAGTTTGTCCCTCACAAGGGGGCAAGCCTTACTGCTAATTTTGCTATACAGAAAAAACATGACAAAAAGTAAACCTAAAAAAATGAATACAGGTGGACTAGCTAAAAGCCAAAAAAGTCTTAAGTCTTGGACTAAACAGAAGTGGAGAACTAAAAGTGGTAAACCTTCTACGCAAGGTCCAAAGGCTACAGGAGAACGTTACCTGCCGGCTAATGCTATTAAAGCTATGGATTCTAAGTCTTATGCTGCGTCTTCAGCGAAGAAAAGATCAGATACAGCAAAAGGTAAGCAATTTTCTAAGCAACCTAAAAAAGCGGCTAAAGCTGCCAAGCCGTACAGGAAAGTAACATGAGAAAACTTACAGAAAAACAGCAACTATTCCTTGATGTGTTGTTTGAAGAGGCACAAGGTGATCCTGTAAGAGCTAAACGTCTTGCAGGTTATGCTGATACTATATCCTCTACAACTATTACTGCTGTGTTGCAGGACGAGATTGCTGAACTAACCAAGAAGTTTATTGCTACTGCTGGTAGTAAGGCTGCATACTCTATGATGCAGGTTATGACTAACCCTACAGACCTTGGCAATAAAGAAAAGATGGCAGCAGCTAAAGATTTCCTAGATCGTGCTGGCTTTGTAAAAACAGACAAAGTAGAAATTAAAGCTGAAAACCCTGTATTTATATTGCCGCCTAAAAATGAAAGTTAATAAAACTTGGAAGCTTCCTGAACCAGAGCTAGTTGATGGTGAGTATGAGTGGCTATCTGTCGTTAGGGTGGGTAGAGTTGTGCCATTTGGCTATAGACAAGACCCTGAAGATGATGATATACTGCTACCAATCCCAGAGGAGCTAGAAGCTTTAGAAGAAGCTAAGAAGTATCTAAAACAATATAGCTATAGAGATGTAGCTAATTGGTTGAGTGAGAAGTCAGGTAGGTATATTTCTCATGTGGGTCTAATGAAAAGAGTTAAACTTGAACGACAACGTAAAGCAGAAGCTTCAACGCAACGCTATTACGCTGAACGCTACAAAGAAGCGGCGGCAAAAGCGGAAACCCTCGAAAGAAACCGCATCGGAGCCAGAGCTTCAACCAGTTCCAGCGAAAGTGAAACCAGAGCCGATTGAGGTAGAGAAAGCTCAAGACGTTATCTTTGAGCCTAATCCCGGCCCTCAGACAGACTTTCTCTCAGCATCAGAACAAGAGGTACTATATGGTGGGGCGGCTGGTGGTGGTAAGTCTTTTGCTATGTTGGCCGATCCTGTTAGGTATTTTAATAATCCATTATCTTCTATGCTGTTGGTACGAAGAAGCACAGAAGAACTCAGAGAACTTATCTCAGTCTCCAAACAGCTCTACCCCAGAGCAATCCCCGGGATTAAGTTTATGGAACGTGATAAGACGTGGGTAGCTCCAAGCGGTGCAACCCTTTGGCTTTCATACCTAGATAGGGACGATGATGTACAAAGATACCAAGGACAAGCTTTTAACTGGATTGGTTTTGATGAACTTACACAATGGCCTAGCCCTTATCCTTGGAACTATATGAGATCACGCCTACGTACTACTAGGAATAGTGGTCTAGGTCTTTATCAAAGGGGTACTACTAACCCCGGTGGGGCAGGTCATCAATGGGTTAAGAAGACTTTTGTAGACCCAGCCCCACATAATACTAGCTTTAATGCTACTGACATGGAAACGGGAGAGGTCATTGCTTGGCCTAAAGGTCACACAAAAGAGGGTCAGCCGTTGTTTAAACGCAGGTTTATTCCTGCTACTCTATTTGATAACCCGTACCTAGCTGATGATGGTTTGTATGAAGCTAATCTGCTGTCACTACCAGAGCATCAACGTAGGCAATTACTTGAAGGTAACTGGGATGTAAATGAAGGTGCTGCTTTTCCTGAGTGGAATAGACAAGTACACGTAATAGAACCCTTTGAGATACCTAGAAGCTGGTCAAAGTTTAGAGCATGTGACTATGGATATGGTTCTTACTCAGGGGTTGTTTGGTTTGCTGTATCTCCCGATGAACAACTAATTGTCTACAGAGAAATGTACTGCTCAAAGGTAATAGCTACTGACTTAGCTGATATGATACTAGAAGCAGAAGATGGAGAGAAGATACGTTACGGAGTACTTGACTCATCTCTCTGGCATAAACGTGGAGACACTGGTCCAAGCCTAGCTGAACAAATGATTATGCGAGGCTGTAGGTGGAGACCTGCTGATAGGTCCAGAGGTTCAAGGGTTGCAGGTAAGAACGAAATACACAGGCGGCTACAAGTAGATGAGTTTACTGAGGAACCACGGTTAGTATTTTTTAATACTTGTAGTAATACTATCTCACAGATACCAGCACTACCTCTGGATAAGAATAACCCTGAAGACGTAGACACACACTCAGAAGACCACCTGTATGATGCAATTAGGTACGGGGTTATGACAAGACCAAGAAGCAGTTTGTTTGATTTTGATCCTGCATCACAAAGATCGGGGTTTCAAGCAAGCGACCCAACGTTTGGTTATTAAGGAAATACTATGGACGAATTTGAAGAAAGCATGGGAATGGACGTTGAAGAGGCTACCTCTTTAGATGACATGAAAGAGAATACTTACGATGACCCTCTTGCAGGGAGCATTGTAGGTCTTGTACAAAAACACTACAAGAAAGCCTCCGATGCCAGAGAGACAGAAGAAACACGTTGGATACAAGCTTACCGTAACTATCGTGGTCTTTATGGACCTGATGTACAGTTTACTTCTACAGAAAAGTCTCAAGTCTTTGTCAAAGTAACTAAGACTAAAGTCCTTGCAGCTTACGGTCAAATCATTGAGGTACTCTTTGGCAACAATAAGTTCCCTATCACAGTAGATCCTACTACTTTACCAGAGGGTGTAGAAGAAGCTGTATATTTTGAAACCAATGAAGAATTAAAAGAATCTTTTCAACCTAGTCCAGAGGATAGGAAATTACTGCCCGGTGAGACTATGACTGACCTTAATGAACGGTTAGCCGCATTAAAAAATAAACTTGCTCCTGTAGAAAGCCAGTTAAAAAAGGGTGAAGGTAGTACTGCTACAGAAGTTACATTTCATCCTGCTATGGTATCAGCTAAGAAAATGGAAAAGAAAATCCATGATCAGCTTGAAGAATCTAATGCAAACAAACAACTACGTGTAACTGCCTTTGAATGCGCACTGTTTGGTACAGGTGTGATGAAGGGTCCGTTTGCTATAGACAAAGAGTACCCTAACTGGAATGAAGAGGGTGAGTATAGCCCCACTATTAAAACTATCCCACAGACTTCTAGTGTGTCTCTTTGGAACTTCTACCCTGACCCTGATGCTGCTAACATGGATGAGGCTGAGTACGTTGTAGAACGCCATAAGATGTCTCGGAGCCAGATTAGAGCATTAAAGAAACGTCCTTTCTTTAGAAACAATGCTATTGATCAAGCCATTGATCAAGGTGAATCCTACGTCAAAGAATGGTGGGAACAAGCAATGGAAGACGATGCTCAGGAATCTAAAGCTGAACGCTTTGAAGTCCTTGAGTTTTGGGGTAGCGTAGACACAGAAGTTCTTGAAGGACATGACATAGATATCCCTTCTGAACTAGCCGACATGGATCAAGTTAATGTAAACATCTGGGTATGTAACGGCAAGGTATTGCGTTTAGTTATGAATCCATTCACTCCGTCTATCATTCCCTATTATTCAGTTCCATATGAAATAAGCCCATACAGCCTCTTTGGTGTAGGCATTGCTGAGAACATGGATGATACTCAAACACTTATGAATGGCTTTATGCGTATGGCTGTTGACAATGCTGCTCTATCTGGTAATATGTTGATTGAGGTAGATGAGACTAACCTAGTTCCCGGTCAAGACTTGTCAGTATACCCCGGCAAAGTCTTTCGTCGCCAAGGCGGCGCTCCGGGTCAAGCTATCTTTGGCACCAAGTTTCCCAATGTATCCAACGAGAACATGCAGATGTTTGATAAGGCACGGGTACTAGCAGACGAAAGCACAGGCTTTCCTAGCTTTGCTCATGGTCAAACAGGGGTCTCAGGTGTAGGACGTACAGCTTCTGGCATTAGTATGCTTATGTCTGCTGCTAATGGTTCTATACGAAATGTAGTTAAGAATGTAGACGATTACCTACTAGCACCACTAGCTAAAGCATTCTTTAACTTCAACATGCAGTTTGATTACGATGATGAGATTAAAGGTGATCTTGACGTTAAAGCTCGTGGTACTGAAAGTTTAATGGCTAACGAGGTACGTAGTCAACGCTTAATGCAATTCCTTGGTGTGGTACAAAACCCTGTACTAGCTCCCTTTGCTAAGATGGATTACATCGTGCGTGAGATTGCTAAGTCTATGGACCTTGATCCAGACAAGCTAGTAAACTCAATGGGTGATGCTGCTATACAAGCTGAGATACTTAAAAAGTTTCGTGAAGAAAATCCACCACCACCTCAACCACAAGCAGGTCCACCAGCTCCACAAGGAGGCCCACAGAAACCACCAGCAGGTGCGCAGGTACAGGATACTCAAGGTAGCGGAGGGGGTACTATAGGTACAGGTACAGCACCTCAGCCGGGAGAACAGGGCTTCTCAGCTAACACTGGACAAGGACCAACGCAGTGAGTTTAAAACTATTAGTAAATAACCCCGAAGCATGGAATGCATTTGAAGCTGAACTAGATGAACGTATTGATGCTAGTTACAAAATGTTTTCTCAGTCAGATGAATCTCATGTAATGTATAGAATACAGGGACAGATACATGCATTGCAAGCTTTAAAGCAGCTTAGGCTAAAGGTTAATGCTAATGACTGAACAAACCCAAAAGAATTTAACAAAGGCGGAACCGTAATGAAAGATCAAATGGAAATGAACTTTGGGAAAGCAGAGACAGTGGACCCAGTATCAGGTAATGATGTGCCTCCCGGTTCCTTACCTATAGAAGTACGTGATGATATACCAGCACGTTTATCAGAAGGTGAGTATGTTGTACCTGCTGATGTTGTACGATACTACGGTGTAAAATTCTTTGAGGACTTACGTACTGGGGCAAAAATGGGCTTGCAACAGATGGACAAAGATGGTAGAATAGGTGGTGAACCTATTGAGCCACAACAAACAGAACTTAGTGAAGAAGACCTTGATAGCATTGTACAACAGGCTATGCAAGAACAACAACCTATTATGGCTAATGAGGGTGTGTCTGTAGGCTATCAAATGCCTGACTACCTTAAAAATAAATTTGCAGGTTCAAGTGTATTTGATTATAACCCAACAAATAAACCTAAAGCAGCAGATGAAATTATAGAAGATGCTGCTACCCCTACATGTCCTCCCGGTTACACTTATGATAAAGATAAAAAAATGTGTATGCCAGAAGCTTCTTCTTCTTCTTCTTTTTATGATGGCTCAAATGATCCTGACGAACCATCTACAGTTACTCCTAGCTCTTCAAATCCTTGGGGTACAACTGAAACAGGTGAGTTTATAGACTTTGCTGATCCGAAGGCATTAGCAGAGTATGTTAACAGTTTTGATACACCTATATTTGATGGTAAGTTTAACCTAGGATCTACTGAAGGTAAGTTGGCAAGTTTAGCTGGGGTAGCAGTACCAGCACTAGGCGTAGTTGCAACCGCAGCAGGTGTAGCAGGTCAATTAGATGCAACTAGAGATATTGCTGGTATGAAAGCAGCAAGAATTTCTGCTGCTATTTATGGTCATGAAGAACTTGTAGAAAAAATAGATGGTATAATTAAAGAGTATGAAGGGCCAAAAGGATTGGGAAGTAAAACCCTTGGTATTGGTCAAGGTTATAATTTTTCAGCAAAAGCCCATGGTTTGACTACAAGAGAAACTAAAGAGTTTTGGGAGCTATGGGAAGACTCACAAAAAACTGGGGCAACTGATGCAACAAAAGAAGGCCTAGAAAAATTGCGTCTGAAATTGTTAGAAAAATCTGTGGCAGCTAGAAAGACAGCTCGTACAGCACAAAAAACAAAAGTTGCAAGAGCAGAACAACTAGACTTAGCAAAACAAAATAAACTTCAAGACTTAACCTATGAAAGTGACAGAGATGATTCTAATGACAGGGGTACTTACCTTGGTACTTCATCTCCCGGTGCTGGTGGGTATGAGGTTGAAGTCTTTCAACCTAATGAAAAAACTAAAAAACCTTTCTCTGGAACTTCTAAAGCGCAGAATGCGGGAGGCTTAATACAAAGACGAAAGAAGAAGAAGTAACAATAAGGCTACCCAGCTACGGCTGGCCCCAACATAAGGAAACAATATGCCTGAACTACAAACTATGGAAACACCAAAGACTGCAGGGTTTGTAAACCCTAATCATAATAACCGTAACCGTAGGCGGATTGAAGAAGACGAAAAAGAAATCCAAGAACTTGAGGGTAAACCCCAAGAGGAAGAAGAGGTAGCAGTAGAGGCTGCTGAAGAAGATACTGAGGATAAAGACCTTAGCCGTGAAGAGAAGTCCTTTAAGAAACGTTACGGTGATGTACGGCGTCACATGCAACAGAAAGAAAAAGAGTGGGAGGAAAAGTTTACTGCACTAGAAGCTCGTCTAGGTCAGGAAAACATTCGACCCCCTAAGTCAGATGAAGACATTGAGACATGGGCTGCAGAATATCCTGACGTAGCTAGCATTGTAGAAACTATTGCTGCTAAAAAAGCCCAAGAAATGTTTAACAAAGCAGAAGATCGTCTAAAAAAACTTGATGCTAAAGAAGCTGAAATGTCACGATCAACTGCAGAGCAAGATATACGTTCTGCTCACCCTGACTTTGATAAGTTGCGTGAAGCTGATAAATTTCATGATTGGGTTGATGAACAACCTAAGTGGGTACAAGATGCACTTTATGAAAACTCAGATGATGCAGCTTCAGTAATTCGTGTTATTGATCTATATAAAGTAGACAATGGTATGACTAAAAGTGACTATGCAGCAAAACGTAAAGCTGCTGCTGGTACTGTTAAGAAAGCTTCTAAAGCATCTGTTGATGCAGAAGATACATCTGGCTCATTTAAAGAGTCTGATATTGCTCGTATGTCTGCACAAGAATATGAGAAACAAGAAGAAGCAATAACTAAAGCAATACAAACAGGTAAATTTATTTATGATTTATCTGGTAATGCACGATAATATATACTTGACAAATAAAATTTTGTTAGTATAACTAGGGATTAGTATTCAGAAGCCACCATTAGGTCTACCTTCTGTACTAATCCCCTCATTAAAGCTCAAACAAAATAACTAAGACTACCTGTATTAAGTATAGGCCCGTACTTAGGTTGACCGGCCAGTTGATCCTAGTATGCACCCTAGAAAACAATCAGCCTCTTCAGATAATGTTTAGCTCAACAAAGCCTAAACTTTATAGGAGGACTTATTATGGCTTTTACAACCGCAACAGGTTATGGGAATCTACCTAATGGTAATTTTAGCCCCGTAATCTATTCGAAAAAAGTACAACTTGCTTTCCGCAAGAGTACTGTTTGTGGTGATATCACAAACTCTGACTACATGGGTGAAATTTCAGCCCAAGGTGATACTGTTAAAATTATCAAAGAACCAGAAATTTCTGTTTCGCAGTATGCACGTGGTACAAGTGTTACAGCACAAGACCTTGAAGACGAAGACTTCTCTCTCACCATTGATAAAGCTAATTACTTTGCTTTTAAAATGGACGATATTGAAGAGGCCCACAGCCACGTAAACTTTATGGACCTTGCTACTAACCGTGCTGCATATCGTCTTGCTGATAACCATGATCAAGAGGTTCTTGGTTACATGGCAGGTTACGCACAGTCTGCTAATCATAGTGCCGCTGGTGCTTTGAATACAACTGTTAATGGCACTAAAGCAGTATCAACTGCTGGTTCTAACGAACTGCTTTCCTCTATGCAACTGCATAAGGATGACTTTGGCAACATTACTACAAGCTCTGCAGGAACACACTCTATTCCTCTGGCTGCACGTTTGCCCGGTGCTACTGCACTTCCAACTGCTACAGCTTCACCAGCAATGGTTGTTGCTCGTATGGCTCGTTTGCTTGATCAACAGCAAGTTGACAAACAAGGCCGTTGGATTGTAGTTGATCCAGTATTCATGGAAATTCTTGCTGATGAAGATTCACGCTTCATGAATGCAGACTTCGGTGAATCAGGTGGATTGCGTAATGGTCTTACCATTAATAACTTCCACGGCTTCCGTGTATATTCCTCGTCTAACTTGCCTTCTTTGGGTACTGGACCGGGTACTTCAGGTACTGCCAACCAACTGACTAACTTCGGTGTTATCGTAGCTGGTCATGATTCTGCTGTAGCAACTGCCGAGCAGATCAATAAGACAGAAACATATCGTGACCCTGACAGCTTTGCTGACATTGTTCGTGGTATGCATCTATACGGTCGTAAGATTCTTCGTCCTGAAGCAATCGTTACTGCCCGTTATAACGCAGCTTAAGGGAGTAATATAATATGGCTACTTATGACATGACTTCCAGTGATACCGCTGGTGTTGGGGCAAACGTTCTTGCTGTTCCAACCAATGTTGGTAACACTGTACGAACCATTGAAGCAATCTTAGATATTGACGCAATGGTTGCTGCTGGATACTCTGGCGCAAACGGGGATATTTTTCAACTGTTAGAAATCCCTGCTGAATCAGTTATCGTTGCTGCTGGTGCAGAAATCATGAAGCCCTTTACAGCTTCTTGTACTGCAGATATTGACTTCGCTGGTGGCGATGACATTATTGACGGTGCTGATTTGACTGCGGCTGCTGGTACATACCTTGCAAAAGGTACTAACGGTGAAGCTAACGTTGTTAATACAGGTGCAGCTTCTACGTTTGCTGCTGCTGCTTTGGCATGTGTTGGTGCTGCTGATACTATTGACGTTGTTGTTGCTGGTGCTGCACCTGCTACTGGACGCCTTCGGGTATACGCAGTAGTTGCTGATGTATCTGCTGCAAAAACTGAGGCCGCTGTTGCTGCACGTGACCTTATTTAATAAAACTATATACTTTGGGGCTGGCTATGTGCTGGCCCCATTGGTGTATCAAATTTACACCTCAAGGAAACAAAATGAAAAAACGTAAGTATGCATTAGGCGGTAATGTGACACCTATGGAAGATAACGATAAGTATGGAAACTCTTCCTTTAATAAGTTTAGCCAAGGCATGATGAGTCCAAGAGGTACAAGCGCAGTTATGGGCATGAATAAAGGTGGCTATGTAAATTGTGGTGCATCTATGGAGCCTACGCAAAAAACTACCCCTAAGAGTAGTTAAATATGGCAAGCACTCAGTTTAGAACAGAAAGTAAATTTGCTGCAGTAACAGGTAACTCAGCTAGTACTACCTCTAATCCTGATAATGCTACCTTACTGTTTACTTGCCCTAATAATTATGAAGCAGAGGTAGTTTTTCTTTTAGTTTCTAATGATCAAACTTCTAACTCTAATATTGGAATACAGGTGTATCACGCAGATGATACCGAATACCATACATTAGTTTTAGAAGAACAGATAACAGGCAGAGCCAGCACACAATTTATTAGTTCTGGCCCATTATATTTACATGCAGGTGACAAAGTTTTAATTCATAGAATTACAAGTAGTCATAACTTTAGTGCTACTCTTTCTTGTAGGTTATACTTTTCATCAGCTAATCGTACATAATAGAGAGAAACATGTCAACATTTTTGAATTTAACAAATGAGTTACTGAGGCGTTTGAATGAAGTTCAAATTGATCAAGAGGACTTTGGCTCTGTAAAAAATGTACAGGCCTTAGCTAAAGACTCTATTAATTCCTCTATTCGTGAAATGTTGCAAGATGCTCAAGAGTGGCCTTTTGCTCTTATAACTTATGAACAAACTTTAACTGCAGGTACTGGACAGTATGCTTTTCCTGCTGACTACTCTAAAGCCGATTGGGATACCTTCTATGTTAATCGTCTTACAAGTGAGGGCAATCTTCCTAGAAAATTAACGCTTTTAACATACGATCAATATTTATTGAGTTACAGATCAATAGAAGATGTAAACGGAGAAGGGGGTAGAAATGATCCTTTATTTGTTTATTTAACTCAAGAAAGTAAGTTTGGCGTTCATCCTGTACCTGATGCTGCATATGTAGTTGAGTATAAATACTATAAATTTCCTGCGGATTTAACAACACATAGTGACACAGCTTTAATACCTGATAGGTTTAAACACGTAGTCATTGATGGTGCTATGATGTACATGATGTTGTTTAGGTCAAATGAACAATCAGCTCAATTACACAGTCAAAAATTTAAAGAAGGTATTGATATGATGAGAAGGTTACTGTTAGATCAACCTGTTAATGTAATCTCTTCAGTAATAAACCGTGCATCTCCCTCTGGTAATTTTAAATCTAATGTGTTTTAAATATGGCTGATAACCTACAAACATTTGCTGCTATTTGTGCAGGGGGTCTAGTAACTAACGTAGACCCTATTACACAGTCTTCTCAAATGCCGGGAAGTGCTATTAGCTTAATTAACATGGAACCTTCTTTAGAAGGTGGGTACAGACGAATTAGTGGTTTTGCTAATAGCTATGGTACTATGCCGGGAGAAGGTAAGGTTCTAGGTCTAACTGTTAATGGTGAAATTAGTCAAGGTATTTTTGCAGCAAGAGAACCTGAGACTGGAACTAATTATTTTCATTGGTATAATAATCACTATACAGTAGTAGTAACAGATAACCAAGCAGCCAGTTTTACTATAGGTGAAACTATTACTTCTGTAACAAGTTCTTCTGACGCTACTAATACAGGTGTTACCGCAACTGTTATTTCTAAAACAGCTAATGGAACAGGTAACTCTATAGTATTAGATTTAGGTAAACTCCCTACTACTATACACGCCGCTGGAAATGTTTTAACAGGTGCTACTTCTTCTCACTCTAGTACAGTAGTAGGTACTCCTACTGTTATTGGTTGGACTGCTGTAGATAGTTCTTTTGTAGCAGATGACACAGATGGGGTATGTGCAGCACAAACAACAAGTGGTGCAGCTAACTTAACTTTAAATGGTGCATTAGCAGATGGTGGAGCAATTAATTTTTACACTGCTGCGTCTTTACAACCAAGAAAATTAACTATAACTGGATTAGCAGGTAATAATAATTCTGGTGTAACCTTTACTATAACAGGTACAGATTCTCTTGATGTTGCTCAAACAGAAGCTATTGCTGGTCCTAATGGTGCAGTTACTGTAAGTAGCACAAAGTACTTTAAAACTATTACACAGATAGCAGCAGGGGGTGCAGTTACAGGAAATATTACAGCAGGTTCTGGTGCAGGGCAGT